AGCGAATTGCAGCACCTTATATCCTATAAGAATATGAACGCACAGATGGGAGAGATATTCCGAGCCTGTTATCGTTATGGCGAGGTGGCGCACTCAGAGATGCTCAGGGACGCAAAGAAAATCAGGTTCTACATTGATGCAGAAATCGAGAGGCTTGAGAAGTATGGCAACACTGACTGAATTCAAAACAAGATACACAGTTGACGAGGTTATGGAGTCATTGCCTGAAAATATGCGGGACGTTGTTGTAATTACTTGGGACGATAACAACTGCATGGCTGTCGGTAGCAATATGGGCGATGCTGATATAATACTCTCAATGGACGTAGCAAGGGCAGCAATAATCGAGGCATATTTCGATGAGTTCGATGACTAAATTCTGGCTATTGACGGCCTACGAATATGGCTGGGGTGACTTGATAGAAACCCTAGGCAACATAATCGACACAAGCGAGGGCGCTAATATGCGCTCCGCTGTAGAGTTATGGTGTCAGTCGGTAGCCGATAGATTTCACGCTATACCGCCAGACCTTGACGAGATATTTACTGATTCCCAATTTGGGACTGAGCTTTAAAGTTGCGGTTTACAAAGTTGCCCGATTGGGTACTAATAGACCGCATACACGCAAAAATTTAAACTGGAGAACTCTCCCCCTTTGCCCTTCTCGGAGGGCTTTTTTTGTTATACTTGTATAGCGCTTGGGGCGCACCATTGATACTCAGGGAGTTGATATGCAAAAAGTTGGAAGGCCAGCCGAGCCTGTACCGCAGGACAAGGCCGACTCGATAATAGAGTGGATAAGTGAGGGCAAGACACTGCGCGACTGGTGCAGGCAGCCTGACACGCCATCATTCCGAACAGTTTACAACTGGCTAGAAAAAGACGATGAATTTTCTTCACGCTTCGCGAGAGCCAGAGACATTGGCTTTGACTGTATTGCGCAGGAGTGCCTGGACATTGCCGACAACCTTTTTGAAGGTATCCGTACAAAAGAGACTAATAATGGTGTCGAGACTTTCCGAGAAGATGCGCTCGGCCATAGGAAATTGCAGATAGATACCAGACTCAAACTGCTTGCAAAGTGGAATCCTAAAAAGTACGGCGACCGCAGCGGTGAAGATGATCGCCAGGTACAGCCCATCGAGATTAATTTTGTGAATCCTGATGGAAGTTCGGCCAACTAGCCCGCAATACCAGTACCTGACCACAACTGCAAAGTTTCCTGCTTTTGTTGCGGGTTTTGGTGCGGGTAAAACAGAGGCGGCAGTTTTAAGGTCTATCTATGGCCTAATATCTAACAAGGGTACGCATAGGGGGTTCTATGAGCCTACCTATGACCTAATCCGAATGATTGCTTGGCCGAGGTTTGAGGCTGTATTGACTGAGTTAGGGTTGGATTACAAGCTGCATAAATCGCCACTCAATATGATCTCAGTGCATGGCTATGGAAATATCTACTTTCGCTCTATGGATAACGCGCAGCGGATTGTCGGCTATGAACACGCCGATGCTGATATTGATGAGCTTGATACGCTGAAGGCAGCAGATGCGGCTTATGCTTGGCGGCAGATACTGGCAAGGAATAGGCAGGCCAAGAATGGCCAGAATACAATCGGCGTTACTACTACGCCAGAAGGGTTTAGGTTCGTCTATGAGATGTGGCGCAAGAACCCTAAAGATGGTTATGAGATTATCCAAGCCCCTACCCGGTCTAACCCGCATTTGCCTGATGGTTATATTGAGTCAATTGAGGACAGTTATCCTACCCACTTGCTGGCTGCCTACCTGAATGGCGAGTTTGTAAACCTTACTGCCGGGACTGTTTACGCCAGCTATAATCGAGCCAAGAACAACAGCACTGAAGAAGTAGCAGAGGGTGAAGACTTATTCATAGGCTGCGACTTCAACGTCACCAAACAGGCCGCAACTGTTTACGTTAAACGCGGTGAAGAATGGCACTGCGTTAGCGAGCTGACCGATATGTACGATACACCTGACATGGTTAGGCTAATCAAATCTAAATGGCCTGCAAGCCGAGTATTTATCTACCCTGATGCCAGTGGTCGCGCAAGGAAAACAGTGGACGCTTCTACAAGTGATATAGCCTTATTGGAACAGGCTGGCTTTAGAGTGCGGGTAAACACTAAGAACCCAAGTGTTAAAGATAGAATCCTGGCAATGAATGCAGCACTGGACTCGCGCCGAGTATTTATTAATCACAATGCCTGCCCGGTTGTTGCCGATTGCCTAGAGCAGCAAGCCTACAAGAATGGCGAGCCTGATAAATCGTCTGGCAACGATCACCAGAACGATGCGACAACGTACCCTATCGCGTACGAGATGCCGATAGTTAAACCAGTTGCGAATGTCGGTTTCACGTTCTCAATGTAAAAATGTTATTATTGCGCCATTCCAAAACAGGAAATCGCCATGCCAGTCAATTCTAGCAATTCCACCTATAACCTTTACAAGCCGATATGGGTAAAGACCCGCGATGCTGTAAAGGGCTCAGTCGCTATAAAACAGAAAAAAGCAATCTACCTGCCCGTTCCAGATGCCGAAACGCACGATGACCGCATTGGTATGGATTCGGTTAGGTATAAGCAATACCTGAAGCGCGCGGTATTTACTAACTTCACAGGCCGCACAAAGAACGCCCTAGTCGGCGCAGCGTTCCGCAAGTCGCCACAATACTATTTGCCTGATCAGTTAGAGTATTTGATTGATGACGCTACAGGCGATGGCTTGAGCCTAACCCAGTTGGCTAAAGATGAACTGTCGAACCTGCTAGAGACTGGGCGCGGTTTATTCCTAGTGGATTACCCGCAAGCCGATGACGGGCTATCAGTAGAAGATGTGCAGGCGCTTGAGTTGCGAGCCTCGATTATTCCGTACACTGCCGAGCAGGTTATCAACTGGCGCACCGATGTTATTGCGGGGCGTAAACTGCTCACTTTGCTGGTATTGGCTGAGTCATACCTTGAGGGCGAAGACGAGTTTGAACAGGAATCCAAGACGCAATATCGAGTGTTGCGACTGAGAGAAGATGGCTACACGCAGCAGCTTTACCGTGATGAGATGCCATATGGTGAGGAGGTCTACCCACGCAAGGCTGACGGCTCAGTATGGTACGAAATCCCTGCTCAGTTTGTAGGATCAAAGAATAACGACTCTACTATTGACGATGCGCCTTTGGCTGATATTGCCGAAGTGAATATTGCCCACTATCGAAACTCTGCCGACTATGAAGAAAGCTGCTTCATTACTGGGCAGCCTACGCTGTTTATTACGCATTCACTGAGCTTTGATCAATGGCAGGAATATAACCCATCAGGCATCAAGCTGGGGGCGCGAGCCGGCCATGTTTTAGGCGAGAATGGTTCAGCGACTTTATTGCAGGCCAACCCTAACCAGTTGGTTATGGAAGCGATGAAGGAAAAAGAGAAAGCTATGATTGCTATAGGTGCTCGCATCGTTACTGACCGAGGTGGTAACGAAACTGCCGAGGGTGCGCGCATTCGCTTTGCTTCTGAAAATAGCGTTCTAGGCGACATTGTAAATAACCTGTCTGAGGCGATTGTGACCTGCATTAAGTGGGTTGGCGAGTATATGGGCGCACAGGTAGAGGATTGCGAGTTTGCGATCAATACCGAGTTTTATGATAAGGCTGTAGACCCGCAAATGATCATGTCGATGGTCACACTACTTGACCGCGAGTTAATTGGAGAGCAGGATATATTCGACCGCCTAAAGTCAGCAGGGCTAATTGAACCCGGTAGAACCTTGGAAGATGTGCGAGAAGAACGCGGCGAAGTAAACCCACTGGCTTAATACTATGGCGATAGACAAATCAAAGATGAAGTGCAACCAGCCAAAACGCACTCCAAGCCACCCGACTAAATCCCATGTCGTGAAGGCTTGCGATAAGGGTATGGAGAAGATTATCCGCTTTGGCCAGCAGGGTGTCAGTGGCTCACCGCCAAAGAAGAATGAGAGCGATGCCGATAAAGCGCGTAGGGCTTCATTCAAGGCTCGACACGCTAAGAACATAGCCAAGGGCAAGATGTCTGCTGCATACTGGGCTGACAAGGTTAAATGGTGAAAACTATGCCATATAGGAAGAACAAGTCCAAAAAAACATCAAAGCCTAATAAACCAAAGGGCAAATAATGTCGTCAAATGACAACCTGCTCGATGGCTACACCCGCCACCAAATATTTGTTCTGCGCTACTCTAAAGGTAGAGAGGCAGAGGCCGCTGCATATATCCAAAGGCTAACGGATAGGGTTATAGCAAAGCTGCGAGAAGGTGGCACAGAATGGGCTATGGCTAGGCAGCAGAGATTGCTGGCTGATTTAGTGCAGATGATGGCAGAAATGCACGCTGAATATAGCGGAGCATTTATTAATGAGGCTTTAGACTTTGGCAACTATGAAGCCGAGTTTAATCAAAAGCTATTAGGTAGAAATATAGCCGCCGCAGCGACTCTGCCTGCCCCTGAACAAATAGCGTCTGCCGTTTATACAAATGTTTTGTCATTAGAGCCAGCAAAAGGCTACACAGTTGCAACGATGCTCAGTGAGTTTGGGCGCAAGAAGTCGCAGCAAATTGTATCGTTCATTAAAGATGGGTTTACTCTTGGCGAGACTACTGACCAAATAGTTGGCCGAGTTGTAGCTAATGTTGATATGCAGAAAAAGCAAGCAGAGGCATTGGTGCGGACTTCTTTAAACCATGTGGCGATACAAGCCCGCCAGACTACTATGCGAGAGAATAGCGATGTAGTTGCTGGCTATAAGTGGCTGTCAACATTAGATAGCAGAACATCTATTATCTGCGCATCACGCGATGGCATTCTGTATGATGACGTAGATTCTAACCCCAAGCCGCCAGCTCACTTTAATTGTCGATCGACTATAACCTATGTCATCAAAGATGAATTTAACTTAGGTAAAGATATAGAAGGCGACAGACCTGCAAAAAGTGCAGATGGTGTTGAGAAGGTTAGCGAAAACACGTCATACCCTGAGTGGCTAAAAAGACAGCCACCATCTTTTCAAGATGAGGTGCTTGGTAAGACTAGGGGCAAGCTATTTAGAGATGGCAACTTGTCAATTGATACGTTTGTTGATAATAGTGGTAAGGTGCTATCATTGGAAAGGCTGAGAACCTTAGAGCCTATGGCTTTTGAGAATATCGGCATTTAACGCGGCAGGGCCGCAAATTGCATAACCAGAGGTGAAGCAATGGACGTTTTAAACGATATAGAGTTGGACGATGAAGTAAAAGGCCAGATTGCAGAGCGCATGAATGAATATGTGCAGAAGCAACTGGAAGAATCAACTACCGGGCTAAAGTCTAAAGTTGATGAATTGCTGGCTGAGAAAAAGAAGGTGCAGCAAGAAAAGACCGCAGCGATGGAAGCTGCCAAGCGACAGGCCGAAGAAAAGGCCAAAGCTGAAAACGATTACAAGCAACTGTTCGAATCACAGAAAAGTGAGGCCGAGCAACTGCGCGCACTGCTAGAGCAAAAGAGCGAGTCAGAGCGCAAACAGAAAATTTTATCGCAAGCTGATATACTAGCGTCACGCCTGACTAAAGACACCGCTAAGGCTAGCTTGCTAAAAGACCAAATCAGTCGGAGATTGACATTGGTTGATGACGAAATTCGAGTAGCAGATGAGTCGGGTCAATTGACTGTTTCTACTCTCGATGATTTAGCTGCCTCGATTAAGGGACTTTACCCGTTTCTGGTTGATGGTAGTCAAGCTAACGGCGGCGGTGCTGCTAGGGGACAAAGCGGGGCTGCGTCTCAGGAAAAGGTTTTATCAAGAGCTGACTTTGAAGCGATGGACAACCACAAACGTGCGGAGTTCTTCAAATCGGGCGGCAAATTATCTGACGATTAAGGAGGCCACTAATGGCTAACGTATTAACTGATTTAGCTGCTGACATTTATAAAGCGGCAGACGTAGTGGGTCGAGAGCTTGTCGGCTTTATCCCCGCATCAACCATCAATGCTAACGGTTCTGAGCGAGTCGCCAAAGGCGATGTAGTTCGTGCCAGCTTCACCCGTGCAGCAACTGCTGTCGATGTAAGCGAAGCGATGACCATTCCCGAAGGTACTGACCAAACTGTAGACAACAAAACCCTGTCTATCAGCAAGTCACGCGCTGTTCAAATCCCGTACACCGGCGAGAACATTCGCAGCCTGAACAATGGTATCGGTTTCGAGACTGTTTACGGCGACCAAATCAAGCAAGCCATGCGCGCTCTGAGCAATGAGATCGAAGTTGATCTTGGCGCTGCTGCCGCTGCTGCTGCCACTGGTGGTGATGTTGGTACTGCTGGTACTACTCCATTCGCATCAGATTTCGACCTGATCGCTGATGGCCGTAAACTGCTTATCGACAACGGTATGCCTAGCAACGATGGTCAGGCTTCTCTGATTATCAATACTGCTGCTGGCGCTAAACTGCGCAACCTTGCTCAACTGCAACAAGCCAACACTGCTGGCGGTACTGACCTGCTGCGTCAAGGCATTTTGCTTGACCTGCAAGGCTTGGGCATTCGTGAGTCTGCCAATGTTGATGTTACTTCTGGCTCGCCAGATCAAGTAAACAACATCTTCATGCACCGCGCTGCTATGGAATTGGCTGTTCGCGCTCCTGCTGTACCGGAAGGCGGCGACTCTGCTGATGATGCAATGCTTATCCAAGACCCGCACTCTGGTCTGGTATTTGAGGTTCGAGTCTATAAGGGCTACCGCAAAACCATGATCGAAGTCGCTACCGCTTGGGGCGTTAAAGCATGGAAGCCTGAGTTTATCGCTAAACTCCTCGGCTAAGTAAGGCCACAATGGGGGGTGCAATCGCGCCCCCTATTCTTTTATCTAATCAGGTGGCATAAATGACAATCATTGTCGAAGATGGCTCGCTGGTATCTGGTGCAAACAGCTATATCTCTATTGCCGAGTTTAAGACTTGGGCTGAAGCTCGCGGTGTAGATTACGAATCCGACTACACTGTCGCACAGCAAATACTCCGCGCAATGGACTATATCGAAACGCTCAACTTTAAAGGCTTAAAGCATACCGAAACACAGTCGCTACAGTGGCCGCGCGATATGGTGCTTATTGATGGCTATGCAGTTGATGCTGATGAAATCCCTGCTCAGTTGAAGGCCGCAGTATACGAGGCTGTAAAGCTAGAGATTGAGGGCGATTCTAAGTTCGCACCTACCGAGCGCGAGACAGTATCAGAGCAGGTTGATGGTATATCCGTCAGCTACAAATCGAATACAGGTATGCGGCGCTCTACTCCAGCAATGGCTGCTGCGCTCCGCAAGCTAACCGAATCAATCAACATGGTTGGCCGGGCATGAATTACAGTTCTTTGCAGGGTTCAGCTAGTAAGCTAATAAAGCAGTTTGGTCGGGTTTATACGTTTACCCGCACAACTGCTGGCGCTTACGACCCGGCTACAGGCAAAACAACCGACACGACTACTACGTTCACAAAAAGCGCCTGCACCTTTGACTATTCGGACGCTGACCGCGCCGATGGCACTATATTGCAGGGCGATCGCAGAGTGTTGGCTGAGGGCTATACCTATCAGGTAGGAGATAAGATTGCCATTGATGGTGATTCTTACAAGGTTATCAGCATTGCTAATATCCAGCCTGCGGGTACAGTAGTCGCTGCTAATTTGCAGGTTCGCAAGTGAGTGATATAGATACAGCTTTTGCCAACTTAGAGCTATTTGGTGAAAAGATAGTTCGCGGCACTTTGCTTGGCATGACAAGTAAGATAATCACGCGAAGCCCGGTTGATACTGGGCGATTCAGGAATAACTGGATACCGAGCTTTGATGCGCCAGCAAGCGGCACTGCCAGCAATGCAAGCGGCAACTCAGCTTCCAGTGCTGCTCAGGCTATAACTCAGTGGCAAGTTGGTCAGACTTTTTACCTGACTAATAATCTGCCTTATTCTGTTAGGCTGGAGTTTGGTCATTCACCGCAAGCGCCTAATGGTATGCTCAGGTTAACACTTGCAGAATATCAGACCGAAATGAAAAAAGCGGCTAAATTATGAGCACCTATTTTAACGACTTAGAAGCTGCTCTGGCGGCTCGCCTAAATACCCTAGGGGTTACACCTATTGCATGGCCAAACGTCCAATACGAGCCATCTGGTGTCTATTTACGACCCAATTTAATCCCGGGCGAAACTGTGCAGGCAAGTTTGGGCGATAATGGTAAAGATGAGACAAATGCGATCTATCAGGTCGATGTGGTGCAGCCCAAAAACGAAGGCAGAAGCCAACTGCCCGATGCTATAGCCGACCATTTTAAACGCGGCACAGTTTTATCGTATAATGGCACTAAAGTAAGGGTGCGATCAGTTTCTATTGGTTCAGCTCTACTCGATGGCGCATGGTATTTTGTGCCTGTATCCATCAACCTACAATCTTACACAGAGGCACGAATATGACAATTGCAAACGGCGCACAGCACTCGCTACACTATGTTGCAGAATCAACCTACGGAACTACGCCATCGACTCCGACATGGACTCCGCTTCCGCATACTGGCACGACTTTAGCCCTGACTAAAGATGGCATCGAAAGCGAAAAGCTGCGCGGTGATCGTCAGGTGGAGGACTTTCGTCACGGCAATAAATCAGTCGCAGGCGATGTTACTGGCGAGCTAGAATATGCCGCCTTTGACGATATGCTTGAGGCTGCACTTTGCGGATCATGGACTGTAGACGAATTGAAGGCTGGCACTACCCGCCGATCATTTACCTTTGAGCGCAAGTTTGGCGACTTGTCTACCCCTGAGTATCACCGCTACACTGGCTGCGAAGTAAACGCCCTGTCGATCTCTGTATCGCCAAATGCAATGGTTACAACAACCTTTGGCATTATCGGCAAAGACCTGACTACAAACACTAGCCAAGTTGCATCAAGTGTCTACAGTTCAGATGTTGGCAACTCGCCTTTTGATTCGTTTACTGGTTCAATTCTTGAGGGAGGAAGCTCTATTGGTGTAGTTACTGCTTTAGAGTTGAGCCTTGAGAACGGCATTGAGCCACTGTTTGCAGTTGGCAGCCAAACTACCAACCGCCCTTCTATTGGCAAAAGCCGCTTAACTGGTACGCTGACCACTTACTTTGAAAGTAAAGTCCTGTATGACAAGTTCATTAACGAGACTAGCTCAAGCGTTGCGCTAACTCTGACTGACCTTGATGGTAACGATTACCTGATTGAGTTGGGCAATGTTAAATACAACTCTGGCCAGCCTGACGTATCTGGCGAGGGTGCTGTTACGATTGCGCTAGAGTTTGTTGGTCTCTATGATGATAACAATTCTTCAAATATCGTAATCACTCGCACAGGTGCATAATGGAACTTGATGGCCTACTAACAGTAGAAGAACACCAATCCGGCGCAAAGTGTCATCTGGTAGACAAAAAAGGTCTGCCAGTTGATGCTTTCGTTATTGTCTGCGGGCAAGATTCTGCAAACTACAGAATGGCAAAGCGTAGTCAGCGCAGGGCTGTATTGGAGCTACAAGAGAAAAAGGTCGACTTTAATACCTATGACTTTTTTCCCCTCGATGTTGAGTTTGTTTGCAGCGTAATTACAGGCTGGGGCGATATAACATCAAAGGGCGAGCCAGTAGAGTTTAGCAAGGAAGCTGCTCTGGAGTTATTTCTCAACTCGCCGCAAAATGTGGATAAAGTTCTAACCTTCTGCGGTGACAGGGAAAATTTTATCAAGGGCTGATTGACGAGTTTGTAACTTATGGGCGGTGGCTGATGTATATCCACTCCCCAGCAGAAGGCTCAAAAGTCAGCCGATATGACAGCTACAAGCAAGTTGAAAAAAGTACAGGCAAAGAGCCGCAGGAATTAAAATCAAGGCCGCCATTTAGTGCCTCTCTGAACAGGGCTTGGGATATTTACGGCGAAATTGGCGAGTGCTCCTATCAAGAATTGGCCGCTTACTCCAAACTCACTGGCGATGAGCTAGAATGGTGGGAAGTTAAGGCAATAATGCGCCTTTCGTTATTTAAAGGAGTTACCCCAACATGGCCACTGAAACAGCAACCCTAATTTTCAGAGCTGATACCAAAGCCCTACAAGATGCCAAGCGGCGATTGCGGGAAGTAAAAAAAGAAACAGAGGACGTACAAAATAAGTCCGGCGGTCTATCGCGCGGATTCAAAGGCGCTGCCATAGGCGCTGCCGCACTAGCTGTATCAATAGCAGCAGTTTCAAAGACGTTAAATGTTGCCCGACAGTTTGACGTAATAAGCGCATCACTAAAAACAATGACAGGCTCGCAAGAGGCTGCTGATAAAGCGTTTGCAAAAATACAAGACTTTGCAGCAAATACTCCCTACGATCTAGCTCAGGTTGCCACCGCATTCACCAAGTTAAAAGCAATGGGTTTAGATCCGTCAATGGCTGCTCTTGAGTCATACGGTAATACTTCTTCTGCTATGGGCAAGTCATTAAACCAAATGATTGAGGCTGTTGCTGATGCGGCTACTGGTGAGTTTGAGCGTCTAAAAGAATTTGGTATTCGCGCATCTAAGCAGGGTGATCAAGTAAGCCTGACCTTTAAAGGAATAACAAAAACAATTGGCTTTTCTGCTGCCGAAATCGAAAACTACCTGCAAGACATTGGCGAGAATGAGTTTGGCGGCGCAATGGCAGAGCGCGCTGCAACTCTGGACGGCGCACTTTCTAACCTTGGCGACCAGTGGGATATGCTATTCCTTACGATAACCAAGTCAGGTGTAGGCTCTATCATGCAGGAAACTGCTAGAGATTTAACTGGCTTAATTGCTACAGTTGATAGGGCTATTCGCTCATTTAGTGGCGAACTAACTCTGGAAGAGCAGTTGGCCGCAGCAAAGGTCGAAATGGCTGAACTTACTAAGAAAGCCAGCGATTTAGGCTGGGAGCTAGACAATAACCAAGCAAATCGAAACCTGTCGAACCAGATAGATAATCAGAAAGTTTTGATAATGACTCTGGAAACTCAGATAAAGCATCAAAATGAGTTGAATGCGGCAGAAGAAAAAGGCGCGGAAGTAGCTAGAACTGCGGCAAATGAAAAAGCTGCGTCAGAAAAGGTGGTGCAAGAGCAAAAAATTGCAACAGCCAAGCTACAAGAGAAGTTAGATGCTGAGTCATTGCAGCGCCAAATAGAGACAGAAGAACAAAAGTGGGACGCTACTAGGTCATGGTTTGAGCAAGTAGAAGACCGAATGGAATCAATGGACAGCCATGCAGCATCATTTGCTGAGGCATTATCTTCTAACCTTGCCAACAGTTTTGAGGGCTTACTTAACGGCACGATGACTGCTAAGGAAGCGTTCGAGTCTATGGTTAAAGGAATGGCTGCCAGTATGGTATCTGCGCTTGCTACTATGGCTGCCGAGTGGATAGCTTATCAGTTGATGCAGGCCGCCTTTGGCAAGACTGTAGCTGCATCTGGCGCAGCTGCTCTGGCGTTGGAAGCTCAAGCGATGAGTATAATGGCTGGAATTAGTGCGTTTGCCTCTACTGCTGCCATTCCAATAGTCGGCCCCGCTTTGGCTCCTGCCGCTGCTGCATCTGCAATAGCAATCACCGGGTCGATGGCTGCTGGTGTCTCTGCGCTATCGGTAAGCTCTGCTGCTGCCCGCGCACTAGGTGGTCAGGTTCGCGGCGGTGAGTCTTATATCGTTGGCGAGCGAGGGCCAGAAGTGCTGACAATGGGCGGTATCGGTCATATAACGACCAACGAAAAGATGAAAGCTGCTAACGACTCTGCGCCAGCGCAACCAGTAGCGGTAAATTTAAACGTGCAGGCCGCTGATACTCGCGACTTTGATAAATTGCTCTACGAGCGCAGGGGGCTTATCATGTCAATGATCAATAAAGCGGTAAACGATAGAGGCAGGGCTTCACTGTGAGCGGAAACTACCCGGCAACGATAGGCATTCAATCAATTGAATTTCAGTCGCGTTATTACAACGTGATGAGCGAATCGGTATCAGGCAGGACGCAATCTAGGCACCTAGGCGGCCACCGCTTTGAATTCACCGCAAACTATACCCGAATGGACAGGGCTTCTTTTGCTGCTATCCAAGCCTTTTACATGAAGCAGAAAGGCTCAGTTGATACCTTCCAATTCGTTATCCCTGAAATTAGCTACCAGACAGGTGATGCTACAGGCACAGTTTTAGCTGATGGCGCTGCCTCTATTGGCAACACTTCTATTGATGTTGATGGCCTAACGGGTACGCTAAAGGCTGGCGATGTTATTAAGTTTGGCGGCCATAATAAGGTTTACATGATAACTGATGACGTTACCGCTGTTGCTGGTGCTGCGACTGTAGAGATACAGCCGCCACTGATTGAAGCAGTAGCAAATGACGAAGCGGTGCAGTATGACGCAGTGCCTTTCACTGTTCGCTTTAGGGGCGACTTGCAGCAGTACAGCCTAGAATCTGCATCGCTGGTATCGTTTGACGCTGACTTTATCGAGGCTGTCTAATGGGTAGGGGTATAGATTCTCAGACTATCGCCGCGCTGGCTAATGACTCATTTGAAATGGCGACACTGATACAGTTCGACTTCGATACTGTCGTTCGCATAACAAACTGGAATCGAGATGTCACTGCACTATCTTCTCAGTGGGTTAGTAGTGCGGAGCTTGTCGGCGTTGACAGCATTAGAGAGACTGGCGAAATACGAATTAACGAGGTAGATATTGAGTTTTCCGGCGTATCGCAATACTGGGTTTCTATCATGCTCAATACTGATTACATAAACACAAAGACGCGAATCTGGAAAGCCATCATGGTTGATGGTGTAGTGGTCGGGCAGCCAATTGAGATGTTCCAAGGGTTTATCACTTCGATGGATTTTGCCGAGCAAGACGATGAGAGCACTGTTATTTTGAGTGTAGCATCACACTGGAAAGACTTTGATAAAACTTCTGGCCGCAAGACAAACCCGGCAAGCCAGCAGCGATTTTTCCCTAATGATGAGGGAATGGAATTTACCAAAGACACTGCGCGCAACATTCCTTGGGGTAGAAAATAATGGTAGAACCTTTAACGCTTGCACTTATAGCCCTGTCAGCAGGGACGGTTGTTGCAAGCTATGCAATGTCTGCCTCAGCAAAAAAAGATGCGGAAAAGGCAGCGCAAGATGGAATGGGCGTACTGATAAACAGGGTTGGCTTGTCAGAGCAAATTCCTGTTATATACGGAACGCGCAGAACAGGCGGCGTTCGAGTCTTTGCAACTACAGGAGAGGGCGCATCTGCTGACCTGCCAAACGATGAGCTTTATATGGCGATGGTCGTATCAGAGGGCGAGGTTGAGTCTATAACCGACCTTCATGTTGATGGCGAACCCTACATTGGCAGCAAGTATGCAAATTGGCTTTCATGGTGGGCTTATACTGGCAGCGACTCACAAGCTGCTAGTTCCTTTCTAATAAGCAACTCAGACGGCAAATGGACTTCTAATCACAAGTTAAGCGGGCTGGCTTACATAGTGGTCAAGCTGCGCATGACAGAAATCCAGCGCAAAAACGTCTGGAGCGGATTGCCTGAATTAACTGTATTAGTAAAAGGCCGCAAGGTTTACGACCCGCGAACTTCAATAACCAAATGGTCGGATAATCCAGCCTTGTGCATTCGTGATTATTTAACCAATACCCGGTACGGAAAGGGCATACCTGCCAGCGATATAGATGACACTCTATTTATTTCTGCCGCTAATACTTTAGACCAAACCTATGTTCTAGTCGATGGCGAGCCAGCAGATAAGCCATACCGCTGCAACGCAGTAATGGAAGCCGACCGCAAAATAATAGATAACTTTGGCGACCTGTTGTTAGGGTGTAAAGGCTTTTTGCCCTACTCAAATGGCAAGTACGGCCTAGTCATTGACGATGCTAGAGCTTCAAGTTTTTCATTTAACGCCGATAATATTATTAAGGGCGTGAAGGTAGATGGGTTAGACAAGAGCAATAAATATAATCAGATTGTCGTTTCATTTCCGAATGCCCTGAGTGATTACCAAGATGATGAGGTAGTCTACCCTGTTGTAGACAGCACAGAAGATATCGCATGGCTGGTAGAGGATAACGGCGAGCGCCTTAAAGATGATGTCACCATGCCGACAATCACTTCGCGCTCTGCTGCGTTTAACATTGCTAAGACTCTACTAATTCGCTCTCGCAATAATACGCGCGTATCGTTTAACGCTACTTCAGAGGCTCTAAACTTAACTGTAGGCGATGTTTGCGACATAACCTATGGAAGCCTCGGGTGGACTGCTAAAGAGTTTAAAATCGAAGGAATCACCCTTAACAGCGATGGCACTTGCGGCATAACTGCTCGAGAATATATTGAATCGGCCTACAGCTTAACGCCTATTGATTCTGACCCGGCATACCCTATCGCCGCCCTTCCTGATCCATTTATAGTGCGAGCACCAACAAACTTACAGGTTTCAGAGTCCAGCACTATTTCTAATGATGGCACGTTAGTTTCTGCGCTGGCTGTTGAGTGGGTAGAGTCAACCGATGGTTTTGTGTCAGGTTATGAACTACAGTGGAAGAAAACCACTGACCTTGAATACAACAGCGTTTCAATAGTATCTAATAAATACCTTATAACTGGCGTAGAGACAGGGGCTAATTATGATATTCGGGTTCGTGCGCTTAATGGTTTTGGTAGTTCTAGCGATTTCTTGGGTGGCACTTCTGGCGGCCTTGTCGGTGATTCAACTGCTCCTGCCATTCCCACTTCGCTTGTTGCGACTGGCGGGCTTGGCGAAATCACCCTCAGTTGGGTAAAGCCTACAGACTTTGACTACTCGCACTGTCAGGTATATGAAAACACTACGGACAATTTTGGAACTGCTACTTTAGTCGCAAACGCATCACAGGACTTTTTTACTCGCAGTAACTTAGGTTATGACGAGACGCGATATTACTGGCTAAAATCAGTAGATTACAGTGGCAACGCATCAAGTCAAACTGCTTCAGTTAATGCTACAACGCTGTTTGTCGACTCTGATGCATTTTCGCAAGCCGTATTTGACCTGATAGATGATGCTGGAAACGTCCAGCCAGTTGGTTCTTTGCCTGCTACTGGCTTTGATGGCGATATTGTATTCCTTACCACAAACAGCGCGCTTTACCGATGGGATACTGCGACAAGCGCATGGGTTCCGGCTGTCGAGTCCGTATCTATTTTGGACGGCAGCATAACGAGCGGGAAAATTGCTAATGCTGCTGTCACTGGTAACAAGATAGCAACAAGCGCGATCACTGGTACACTTATAGCTCCAAGCACGATAACGGGCAGCAATATCGCAAATAGCGCGATAACGGGCAGTTTGATTGCCTCTGGAACGATCACTGGCAATTTGGTTGCAGCTAATACGATAGCTGCGGGTAACATTGTTAGCAATACGATCACAGGCAATCAGATAGCCGGAAGCACGATCACTGGCGATCTAGTAGCTGCCAATACGATAGCTGCGGGTAACATTGCCAGTAACACGATAACAGCAAACGAGATAGCATCAAGTACGATCACAGGCGATTTGGTTGCAGCGAATACCTTGTCAGGTGACAAGATTGCCGGTAACACGATTACGGGAAATAAGATTGTTGCAAATACAATCA